ATGTGGCGCGTGGGTTTACAGTCCACTCACCCTGCGTTGCAGCTTCGGACAGTTGTTTCAGGTGGTTGGCCATCAGGAAAACTCCACTTTCACATGTGGGATCTTCCCGTCCAGGATAGCTTGCGGGATGTCGTCGCGCTGGAATTGGCGAACAGCATCAGAGATTTCTTTGAGGATGCGGTTGCGGCGGCGGGTGTTGCTGGCTTTACGCTCATCTTCTGCGGCCTTCTCGCGGGCCTGCTCTTCGAGTCTCAGCCGCTCTTGGGTCGCGGCTTCGTCGGCCCGCTTAGACTCACGCTCTTCGCGCTCCGCCTCTGCCTTGGCGTCTTCTGCGGCCTTGATGTCGATCAGGGCGCCCTTTGCATCAGCAATGGCGTTGAGGACGATAGGCCAATGGCGGCCGGTTTCCGCCTTCATCTCTGGGATTGTCTCGGTCAGTTCGAAATGCAGGATGGCATAGGGTTGAGGTTTTCCACCGATCACGCCTTGCCCTACGCCGATAGCCCGCCCGGCAAGACTTTGCGCAATATCCTCGGCCTGCCGATCAAGTTCCGCCTCGCGCTCTTCGGCTTCCTTCGCCGCCTTCTCTTCGGCTTCCTTGGCGGCTTGGATCTGGGCGGCTTTCAGCGCCTCTTCGGCTTGCTTTTCCTGAGCGGCTTTCAGCTCGGCAATCTGCTTTTCCTGAGCCTCGCGCACCTGAGCGGACTCAAGGTCCGATTTGATCTTGGCGATAGCGGCTTCTTTCGCCTCGGCGGCCGGATCTTCGTACTCTTCCCAGTCGGAATTGATCTTGATCGCCTCCACCTCTGCCATGATCGCGGCAATATCAGCGGCAGGCATCGCGTGGCTGGTCGCTTTCAGGTCAAAGGCTTTCATTCCGGCCTCATGCTTTGCCTTGCGGGCGTCTTCGGCCTCCTGCCACTCGACAAGCGGCTGGCGCACGGTCTCGGCCAGAGCATCCAGTTCCTCTTTCACCTTGCGGCGCTGTGCATTCACGGCCTCGACAGTCTTGCGGGCCTCTTCTGTGAGGTCTTTGCCTGCGGCATCGAGCAGCGTTTTGGAACGGACCACCTTATAGGCCAGAGATTTGACCTCTTGCCGCCCCTTGGCCGTTGTCAGGTCCGAAGTATATTTCGCCACCTCATCCTTGATCTGTGTCAAAATGGGGCTCAGGTCATTCGCCTGATAGGCCGCGATGATGGCGCTTGGCTCGATTGCAACCAGATCGTTTGAGGTTTGGGATTCGTCTTTCATGGGTCTCTCTCTTTCAGAATGGAATTTTGTTCTGGTTGTCGGGGTGGTCAGGGTTTGGAACGGCGCGAAGCAGTGAACCCGTGCGCACCGCTCTAAGGCAGTCTCGAAATTGCCAGCTTGCCGCCCAGCCGGGGTGAACGCGCTGTTTCGTCCACAGCTGGATGAAGTACCCGCCAGCCTCGATGTGCTGCGCAAACTCTTCCATCGACCGGATGGGCGGGCCTTCGATATATTTCAGCGGACGGGGCATCAGATAATCACGCTGCCCTTGACGGAAATAATCCCGTCATCGAACAGCATTGCTTGTGTTTCGTGGAGCCCCGCCAGAACGCGGATAATCATCTCCACCTTGAGCACCGGATCATCGTTGAGATTTATCCATCCCGTCAGCACCCGGTCATAAAGCCCGTGGCAAACCATGCAGGCGCCGGCCACGGACAGATCCGATACCTTGGTGGACTGGCCTTTACCAAGATTGCCAGTGTGAGCGCCGACCACGGTATCCCGATCTGCGCACCGCTGACCGACAAGGCCGGCGATCCGCAGGGTACAGGGGTAGCACTCGCGGCTCTTCACTCCGCCGAACTTGCCGCCGATGGCGTCCATAAGCGGCTCAGATCGAACCTTTGGGAGAAGGTGGGGGCGGTAACTCATGCGCTCAGAACCTCGCGCACAACTGCCACAAATGCGTCTGGCGGGAAGTCTCCGGCATCCAGACACTCCAACGCTTCCTTGATGTCAGAGACCTTGTTGTCCGAGGGCGTCAGCAGGCGGATCGAGCGGCGGCGGCTTGGCGTGTAATCAATCTTTCCCGCCGCTTTCAGATCCTTGAGAACTTTGGCAATGGAGTTCATCCAAACCCCAGTGCCCTCCATGATTTCACGGTAAGTCGGGCCGTGTCCGTTCCGCTCGATGTAGTCTTCAAGGAACGTCAGCATCTTTACCTGGACCGGGTTCATGCCTCATCCTCCCCTTCGTCTTCGGGGTAGGAGATGGCATCAAAGCCAGCAAACCACTGGAGCGCCTGTTCCCCATCTTCGGTGTAGGGGTTGTCAGAGCGATCAAGGCCGCCCTCTGCCGCCTGTGCGCCGTTCTGGTATGCGGCGCTATCAGGATCAGCAGAGGGCTCCTGCTCAGGCTCTTCTGCCTGCGGTTCATCATCGGAGTCGCCAGTGGTCTCCGCTTGCGCCTTGGCGCGGGCGTCCTCGATCATCTTGGAGAATGCGCCGCCGCTATTTCGGGGCGTGACATCCTTCATCTCGTAATCTTCAACCTCTTCGCGGACCTGCAAGCCCATCAGGGCATCAGCCGCGCCATCTCGGATAGCCCAAGAGCGGGCCCGGTGTGACAGCATCCGTTTTGGATATTGCTGCCATGGACCTTTCTTGCCAGCCAGTCCGGCTTTCTTGGCGTCTTGCATCGAAAAGGTACGCACGACTTCAAGCCCGGTATCGCCACGGGTCAAGGTTGCCGTTGCCACAGCATCATCGCCCTCGCCCTCGATCTTCACATCAATATGATGCCCGTGACGCTGGACAATCGCAGGGATAGCATCACCCCAGAGGCTTGCGCGTCCGTTGATAACGGCGATGTTCGAGAGGGCTTGCATAGGGGCCAAACCCAACTCCATGCCCCGCACAATTGCAGCCATAGTCGCCTCTGGTCGCCCTTGGAAATGCTGCGGCACCATATCACCGGCCATGGATAGCGCCTGCGCAAGCCGAAAGGTTTCATCAAGGTTCTGCGGCACAATCGCGCTCAGGCTTCCGCCCTTGCCGATCTGCGGTTTTGGTTTGGCTTCTGCTACTTCTGTCATTCTGGTTTCCTCTGAATTTACTGCCGGTGGGGGATGCCAAGGGATCAGACATCCCCCGACCGGCGTTCCGCACGGTTTGATGACGGGGCGGAATTACGGTGCAACACCTGCGGTTTGCATTTGCTCAAGCAGCATGTCGCGCTGCCAATCTGGGCGGCGATAAGCGCCGACATGTTCGCCGGGGCCAGGCCAGTGCCCGCTGTCCATTGCTTCGCGGATCTGGCGCAGGGCGTTGTAATTGCGAAACTCCGCCATCTTCAAATCTTCCTCGCAGACTTCGCGCAGGATCACATGATGCGGGGCGGTGTCTTGCTGAAAGATGAGGCCGACCTGATCCGGCCAGTTGCCGGTCAGTTGTTCAAAGCCCATAGCGGCAAAGGACATCTGCATGTCATAGCCATAGCGGGTGATTCGAGCATCACAGATGTGCGCATTGAACGGCGCACCCTGAGTGGACAGTTTCTTGTAGTCAGACAGCATCCCCGAAAACGATACTTGGTCAGGGCGGGCAAGGCACCAAATTCCGGTGCGCTCATCTTGCCAAGCCATTGTGATTTCAGGCTCACCGCCAAGGGCAGCGCGGGCGGCAGGATCAGAGGCAAGCACCTTGCCCATGGAGCAGATCATGTCCCACTCTTTTTCGTTGACCTTCTCACGCGGGTCTTCGTCAATTTCCTGCCAATATTCCACCGCCCTGACTGCGGCAGGCGTGGCCTTGCCGTGGTGGTACTTATAAACCTGATCGAAAGAGGGCCGGTTTGGAATGGATGCAGGAGGCTCTGCGCCAGCTGCAATATCGGCCAGCATTTCTGGCACTGATTTTGATGGCGGCTTGGAGGGCAAAACGCGCACATAGTCTTCGACGCCTTCGGGCCCAAGCTCAATGAACGCCGCCATGACGCGGCCAAGGCGCAGCGCAGCAGTGTCTTCCACCGCCTTCCGATCTGGATTGTCTGGGTGGTTGAGCCACACATCTGACAGCGACCCCAGCTCAGCCTTGCGCAAAACTCCGCTGGTAACGGAATACCCGTCACAAGGCTGATTGTGGTGGCGATCAAGGCTGATCCGGTAGAAGCCCGGCTCAGTGATCAACTCTTCTGGGCCTAGATCTCTGATACCCAATTCGATGGTGTCGCGCATGTTGACATCCCCTGTTTGTTGCAGGGATGTTTATATCGCATATCGAAACTTAATCAATAGAAAATATCGCAAACCAATACATTTTGTTTCGATACTCAGTCACCGTACTGAGAATCAAAGAATTTGATTTCAGACCTTGCGCCCGTACCAGAGAAACTTGAGTGGCTGTTATGTCGAGGGCGCGGGCCAGCTCTGCTTGCTCACCACGCTTGCCCGAGATCCGAGCCTTGATCCACTTACCATCTATCATATCCATTGCAGGGTCATGCCACCGGCAGTTTCGTAAAAAAATATCGAAAACCGCATCAAAGTCTTGACTAAGTTTCGATTAACGATACTTTGCTGACCCATGGAACCAGCATCAAAAATCATCAAAGCATTCGGCGGCGTGAAAGCGGTCTGTGAAATCACGGGCATCTCCTATCCGCAGGTTTGTAAGTGGCGTTTGCCGCGTGAGCGCGGCGGGACCAATGGGACGATCCCTTGGGACAGCGCGAAAAAGCTCATGAACCACGCCAAGGAATATGGCGTCGAAGTTACCCACGAGGACTTCTTCCCTAAAGAAGAGCAGGCGGCGGCCGAATGACCGTCGCCTGCATCAAATTCCAGAACCCTGTTCATGTTTCTGCATCGTACCGGAAACATAGGGGTGATTCATTGGAAAGGCCTTTCAGAAAATCCAGCGGTGCGGTTGCGCCAGAAGACGCTGAACGGGAATGGTTTGCCAGCCTGATCTGGCGCATCCTGCAACGGTATTACGAGGTCCGCGCAAAGCGGGCCTCAAGGGCTGCGGTTGATTTCAAATCCCGCGCCGAAAAGTTTTTCAACAAGATCAACGGGGCGTCGAAATAGCCCCTCCCACCGTGCCTTTTTGGCGCAAACCAATAGGAGCAGCAGATGCCCAACGACGAAAATCACATCAGCAACAGTCAAGTGGACGTGGACTGGAATGATCTTGAGACATTCCTTTCCGAAATGGCCGACAAGCAGCGGACGGTTTCCGAGGCGACAGGTTCTCTCCGGTCCCACTTGAAAACCGTTCTGAATGACACCGGCTGGCACAAGAAGGCCGCCGCCATGATCCGCACCATCGACGCCATGAGCGAAGAGGCCCGCGCCGATTTCCTTGCGTCCTTTGAGCCCATGTTTGACGTGATGCTTTCAAAGAAATGGCGGGATGAATCCATGGACTTCTTCAAAGATCCGACTGAGCGGGAGGACTGACAGATGGAATGGTTGGCCGTACTCATCGGGGTTTTTATCGGCACCATCGTCTTCGAGATTATCAAGAGGACGATGCGGAAATGATCATCCTGGCCTTTGATCTGGGACGGGAAACGGGCGTTGCTTATGGCAACGTCCGTGACATCCCCAAATTCCAAACAGAGTTCCTTGGCAAAGCTGGCAGCACACAGGCCGCCCGTTTTTCCCAGACACTCCGCATGTGCAACCGGTTGATTGAGCAAATCAAGCCGGATGCAATCGTGATCGAGAAACCTATCGCTGCGGGTGTTGTTGGTAAAGAGGCCCGCGTTCAGCAGGCTTTTGGATACCGTGGCTGTGTCTTCGCTATGGCTCAGATGAAGGGCATCAAACCCTACGAGTACAGCGTTCAAGACATTCGCGGACACATGCTTGGTGAACGCAATCTTAAATCAGAAGTCGCCAAGCCGCGGGCATTTGAGGCGTGTAAGCGCCTTGGATGGAACCCCGCCACCTATGACGAAAGCGATGCCGGCGCAGTCTGGCACTTCGCAAGAATGAAGATAGGCGGAGTCACAACTCTGCCCGGTCTATTTGGGGATCAATTGCATGGCTGAAATAAGCAGCTTCAACGGGGGTGGCGCTCAAGAGGCGTCATCATCTCACAGTGTCGAGACAGAGCAGGTTGTCATTGGCGCCTTACTTCTCAACAATGAACTTTATCACAAGATTTCATCCCGCCTTGAGGCCGATGACTTCTTTGATCCGGTTCACCAACGTATCTGGGATTGCATATCTTCACGGGTAGACGCTGGATCAATTGCCAGCCCCGTGACGCTCAAGTCTGACCTGGCAAATGACGATGGGTTGAAAGAATTGGGCGGCGCTGGCTATCTGGCCCGCATGGCCGGATCGAGCCGGACAACGGGGTTTGAGGAATATGTTTCTCACCTGATCGAGTTGAAGGCCAAGCGCGACATTCTCTCTATTGCCAAAGATGCGACCGAGACAGTTGAACACGGGACCGGCCCAGCCCATGAGGTCGCGTCAAAGATGGAGCAACAGGCAGGTAGCCTTATCGCCCGCACCACGTCCAAGCCGATCCTTTCCAGTCACCTAAAGGGCGTCACGGACGCGGTGACGAACATTAATGACATGCGGATGGGAGACAGGCCGCCAGGCATTCCCTCTGGTATCCGCCAGCTTGATGATCTGATGGGGGGGTTCATGCCGGGCCGTTTCTATGTTGTCGCGGGCAGGCCATCTATGGGTAAGACAACAGCGGTTCACAACTTCGCATGGGCGGCGCAGAAGGCCGGACACGGCGTCTTCTTTGCATCCTTGGAGATGCCCGGTGATGAGATGGCAACGCGCCTTCTGTCCCGTGGTTTGATCGGGAAAGGCCACCGCGTCCCTTACTCACGCATGTTGCGCGGTAAGGTGACAGATGAAGAGATGCGGCTGATTGTTGATGAGGCCAAGGCTCAAGAGGCAACCCCGATTTACTATGGTGAACGCCATGTGCGCAGTATCACCCGGCTCAGGGCGGCAGCCAAGCGGGCCCACCAGCAGCTTGCCGACACTGGAACACCTCTGGGCATGATTGTGATCGACTACATCCAGTTGATTTCGGACCCGACAGCCAAAGACCCGCGCATCAGCGTTTCCCGCGCCACTTCACTTTGTAAGGATCTGGCGATCGAGCTGAGCATTCCGGTCATTGCCTGCGCTCAGTTGAACCGATCAGTTGAACAGCGCGACCCGCCAGTCCCGGTGCTTTCTGATTTGAAGGAGTCCGGTTCCCTTGAGGAAGACGCCGATGCGGTGATCTTCTGCTACAGGAACGAATACTACCTACAGCGCAAACTGGATGCCGGGCAGAACGGCGGAATTGACGCTCAGGCCGATCTTGAGGCCCAACTGGCGCAGGTTCGCAACGAGATTGACTATATCGTCGCCAAGCACCGTGGCGGGCCTGTGGGGCAGCGTTCAAGCTATGTGGACCTCGCGCACAATCTGATTGCCTCTGATTATGATCGGAACAGGGGGCATTTACTGTGAAGTCTGGTTGGACAAAAAAACCCCGTTCTCGCTTTGAACACCACCTATTCCACAAGGAAAAGTTTTGCCGAGGTTACGCTTGGGATTGGATGGTTGATCACGCAGCCTTCAAAAACATTTCGTTAGATGTCTCAGGCCGCACTGTTCAGATCAATAGGGGGCAGCTTTGCTACTCGATCAGATACCTCGCGGCGGCGTGGAATTGGGATAAGGCCGCAGTGAGCCGCTTCCTGACCCGCCTCAAAACCGAGACAATGATCGAAACACAAACCGAGACAGGTCAAACAATTATAACTATCTGTAATTATGAGCGTTTTAACGCCCTCGATTTAGAGACCGAGACACCAACCGAGACACCAACCGAGACAAGAGTGAGACAGCAGCGAGACAGCAGCGAGACAAATAATAAGAAAGATAAGACCTATAAGAAGGAAAATACCCCCCCAGCCCCCAAGGGGGAGGGTGATTTGTTTGGAGGTAAAAAAGCGGAACCAACACCCGCTGAAATCCTCTCTGCAATCATCCCGGTGCAGCTTGCCCAAGACTTCGTTGAGCATCGGCGGCGCATGGGGAAGAAACATCACCTGACCGATCTTGCCGCAAAGCAGTTGGCGAAGAAGTGGGGCGGATACTCAAACCGGATCGCAGCCTTTGAGCAGTCCATCGCAAATGGGTGGCAGGGCGTGTTCGAGGTCAAGCAGACCCAGCAGCGCGGGCCAGCTCACATGCCGACAGATGGCATTGGCCGGATGATCGAGAACCGGAACCGACAGCGCGAGTCTGAGCCTCAATCATTTATGGGAAAGGCGAAGACCATTGGCTGAGTTTCAGAACATCAACGAGGTTCCACTGTTCCGCTATGAGATGATCATGGCGGATTGCCCTTGGACTTTCGCCAACTGGTCCCAGAAGGGCGAGGAAAAGAACGCCTCAAGCCAATATGACTGCATGAGCCTCGAAGACATCAAGGCGATGCCGATTGCAGACATTGCGACCCCTGACAGCGTTCTCTGGCTTTGGGCGACAAACCCGATGCTGCCGCAGGCATTCGAGGTGATGTCCGCTTGGGGGTTCACATTCAAGACCGCTGGCCACTGGTCGAAGAAAACCAGCAAAGGCAATCAGGCGTTTGGCACGGGGTACATCCTGCGCAGCGCGGGAGAGCCCTTCCTGATTGGCACCATCGGCAAACCAAAGACCGCCCGCAACATCAGATCCGTGATCGAGGGTCCGGTCAGGGAGCATTCCCGCAAGCCAGACGAAGCGTTCGAGGCCGCAGAGCGGATGATGCCGGACGCAAAACGTATTGAGATTTTTTCACGGCAAGAGCGTCCAGGATGGGACGCCTTCGGCAACGAGATAGGAGTTTTTGCATGACCGTAATCACAGCAGAAGAGCAGGCGGCAATTGATGCCTTCATGGCCAATAAGGAAATCACCAAGATTCCGACCGGTAAGAGCCACCACAGCGGTTGGAAGTGGAGCGAAGAAGAGGGCAAACTGGTGTTGGTCGATCAGGACGATAACACCTACGGCAAGAAAAATTGGACACCGGGCCGGAAGATCACGCCAGAGACCGCGCAGCGCCGGATGCGGCTGCGTGAGCACATGGACAACCTTGGCGGCGCCGCAGAGTTCGCAGAGGCGGAGGGCGTCGAGATGTTTACGGTCTACAAGGACGCTCAGGCCATTGGCCGGACATTCAAATATGTGACCGCACAGCGGAAGTTGGTCGAGGGACCGAAACCCAAGAAAAAGCGGGTTTACAAACCAAGGCCGAGCAGGGCGAAGCCGAAGTCTGTCCCTCGCAAGGTAAAACCAGAAGTTCAAGCCCGCCGCGCCAAGGTGAAGGAGTTGATTGGCCAGAGCTTGAGCCGTGCAGCCATCGCAAAGGCGCTTGGTGTGTCTCGGAAGACAGTCAGCAATGATGCCGCTGCCTTGGGTATGTTGATCAATCCTGAAATGGCAGCCCGTCTTTCTGGCGAAAGAATCGAAGCCCGCCGCGCCAAGGTGAAAGAGTTGCTTCTGGCAGGTTATTCCAGAGATGAGATTGCCAAAGCCTGCGGGGTTTCGCGTCAGCCGATTGGCGAGGACATCAAGGCACTTGGCCTTATCGGTCTGGCCAGCACAAAACAACTGAAAAAACGCCGGATACATGACGCAATCAACGCATCAGAAGCCAAGACCGAGCAGGCCGTTGCCAAGCTGGACTGCGGCGAAGAGCTGCATGTCATCATCGCCCGCAATCCCCACGGCAAGATCGTGGGTATCTCCATCGCAGAGGGGGCGGACGCATGAGCTCAGTGGGCCACATGCTCAACCAGATCACATCTCTGGAAGAGTTGCAGGGCTTTGCAGACATGCTGTTTCACCCGCCGCCCGGCGTTGAGGTGAAGCCGCACACAGAGGCAGACAGGCAGAGAATCGCAACAATGAAAATCGAGTTTCAGAAGAGGGCAGGGAAATGAACAAGCGCGGACTTATCGAAAGCGATCCATACGGCGAGAACAAATGAAGGGCCAACCCAGCATCAGCGCCGTTTACAGGCTGGCCGCGCCGGACACTCCACCTGATGACATCGAGCAGTGGGGCCGGATCGAGCGTCTGAGAAGAGCCGCTTGGCGCGATGCTGGCGTGATCGCGGTTTCCCCGAATGAATTGCCGGAACCTCTGGCGGGGCAGATCAAATCATGGGCCGAGGACGCCTATGGGAAGAGCAGGAAAGGATGAGAACTTGAGGCAAGTAGTCGAAGCGCCGCTTGAGACGCGCAGAATGTCGATCAGAACGGCCCTTGAGTGGGCTTTTGGAACGGAGTTTGCTTGGCTCAGTCTCGATGAAACCGATGTGGAGCGCCAAGTTGGCGTTGATACGATCTACCGGCTCATGGAGCGGCACAAGTTGGGCGGAATGCACATTCAGGGAGGCGGCCGGAGTGATCCGCACCACGATGCGGACATCATTGCCGCGGCTGTGACCGGGCTTGCGCTCAATGGCGGCGATTATGGCATGGCGCTGACCATCGCAGAACTCGCCAGAATGGGGAAGGCACCGAGTTGGATGGAAGGTGCTGTGCCTCAGATCGAGCCGATGGAATGGAAGAAGAAGGGGGGGTTTTCAAAAGACCCTATGGGCGCAGAGGAAGTTTTACAGAAGCACACGCTCTATGAGAAGCGCCCAGTGCCAAGAAAGCCAGGCACCTATGGAACCTATCGCCGCGTCATCTCTGTGAAGTGGGTTCCGATCCGGTGGACGATTCACCCAAGGGAAATAAAAAACGCCCGCCGCAACTACCTTGCATGGGCGGACGCTTTGGAGGGGTTGCGCGATAAGCTGGTGGCTGATGGCAACTTGGAGACAATCGAGTTGACGAAAAATCTGCCAGTCAGGAGACCTTGGGCCCGTTCACCGGTTGCAGATCATCAAGAGGCAGGTGTTAATCCGCGTTCCTGATGCGGCAAAACTTCCCTCTGGCAGATCCTTGAAAGGTCCAGCCCATCCCCAACTATTCAGGGGTTTCGCCCACTTCCTGAATGCGAGATGTTTCTTTGTCTCATTCACGGATGCACTGGTGGGAACGACAGCGCGAAGAAGCCCGCCCGGCGCCAAGAACTTAAATGCGTGGCGGATGTGGTCCATGTAGTGAGTCCCGTAGAAAGGCGGGTTCATGCACACGAAGTCATAAATTGGCGTTGGCTCGATTGACAGAAAGTTTGCCTGCCGCACGGTGACATCGAGCCCCTCGCGCTGTGCTGCGCCCTTCATGACATCGCAATGCTCATTTACCACCTCATAGGCGGTCACTCTGGCACCCTTTCGGGCCGCCTCAAGCGCGATTGCACCTTGGCCCGCAGATGGTTCAAGAACCTTTGCGCCTTCGCTCAGGTGAAGATTGTCCAGAACCTCACGGACCACATGGGAGGGCGAGGGGTAGAATTGCAGATCTTTGGAAACTGCCGTGGACTTGTTGAACAGGTCTTCGTCATCTCCGCCTTGATAGGCATCGGGCAGAACCTCGCCATAGTATTCAGCCAGCAGCTTGTTCGCCTTCTCGACCAGATCATCACGGGTGAACCACAGGTGTGCGTTCCGGTTCTTGAAGCCATCAATGCGGAAATATTCCGTTTCGGTTTGAGATTGCATCGGCCCATAGTGCCCGCGCCGATCATCATCGACGGCTTTTCGTAGAGATGCCGCGCCCTCTGGATTTTCGCTATCCAGTTTTGCCATGACGCGCTCAACATCCGCGATTGTATCCCAAGTTGAGCCATACTCAGTTGAGCCGGAATGCTCAGAGAAAGCCCGTTCAACGATGATCCGGCTGCCAACCTTGAAACCGTCATGGCTCTTGAAGCGGCGATCCAGCTTGGAAAAGCAATTCACGAGGCCGCGCTGAAAAATCATATCCGCATCTGCAAATAGTTGCTGCAAGGTCGCCCGCACATTGTCCAAGGTTGCCTCTGGGACATCAGCGCCAAGGCTTTCGCTGAACTCTTTTTTGGCCTGGGCGTCCATCAAGTCAGTCATTCCGGCCCGCTCGATCAGATAGCGCCAGATACCGCAGTCAAGGCTCTTGCGGTAGGACTCCATCGACTTTTCCACATCAAACCCACGAGGCCGGAAGAGATGCCCAAACGCGCTGCCATCATCGTGGTAGTGCCCGCCTTCACCCATGTCAGCTTGCCGCTTCAAGCCAGTCGCCTTGTCTGACAGGTCATAGGCAGCAGAAAGAGCCAGTGCGGCCTCCCTTTGTTGCTTGAGCGCAAGGTCTCTGCACTTGCAGATCCGCTCAACGGCTGTATGCGGCACAATCTCGGTGTGGGCGTTCATGGCGGTTATCCTTTTTCAACACGCCCGCGTGGGGCAATCAGGGTGAATAGTCAGACCTTCCAGCCAAGCCCCAATGTCAGGGCCAAGGATGGCAACGGTCACGGCAAGCACCAACACAAGTAAGATTTGCGCGGCTAACATCAGTTGCAGGCTCATGCTGCGTTCCTTTCGGCTTCATCGGCGATCCGGCACAGCTTATGGCCAGCATCGCGCAGGGTTTCGGGGTCAACGGTGGAACGCGCAGCCCGCAACAGCATGTGATTTACGATCAAGGTACAGACAGCGCGGCAAGATAGCATCATCAGCTTTTCCGCTGCGGTATCCGTTGGTATGGCAGGCGGGCGCAAGCGGCGCGGCTTGAGGAATGCCTTGGGGCTAAGGAAACTCATGCTACACCTATGGCGGCGCGGTAGGCGGCGACCTTGCGAAGGGCTGAAACGTAGTCAGCATCAACGTCGCTGCGACTTATGTCTTCCGGGCCTGTCGCAATCTCAAGGTATCTCTCGCAAAGATCATCGGCAGCCTTCGCCAGTTCCTCCGCAGCCAGTAGGGCGGTATCGCGGCGCTCGATCATTCTTTGCGCTTCTGCAAGGGAGTTTGTCTGTTTACCGTCTTCACGATCCTTGCGAATGTCATCAATAAGGCTCATAGCCCCGCCCTCCGTTCTGCATAGGCGTGGGCTTTGTCATCACCCGCCATTTCGGCCATAGCAGCCGCGTCTTTGGCTCTCTGCTCGATGCAGTCAGAGCAAAGAAAGCCAGCGCCGTTTTCTGTTTTGGTCAGATGATCTTCGCCAACCAGCGCATGACAATCGGTGCAGTGATTGTCTTGCACAATTTCATCAATTGCATCTTGCAACACCTCAAGGCTCTTGGCGTCTACGGTCATCCACTCAGGATCGCCATCGCCGGTAATCTCTTCATGCTGCCCGTGCCAGATGTCGTTGCGGATCTGCTCGACATACCAGAGGCCAGAGATTGTCTGATAGGTCAGACCAGCCTTGCCCATCTTCACCTGCATGGCGCGATTGAACGCCAACGCTGTTGCCCGCGCCACATGGGGCGGCACAAAGACATTGATGAAATCGCCGTCAGAGTTTCTGAATTTTAGCGTATCATCGTTCACCTCCGACAATCGGCTGTGTTGCGCAACGTCTGCGCTGTGAATGCTCGCTGACATACTCATATTATCCATCTCCATTGCATTTGATGCACCACTCAGTCACGTTCTGGCCCCGCGCATAGTCAAAGCGCGTGACCACGCCGCCTGTACCGCCGCACTCCGAACACCTGCCAACTTGGTCTTGTGGCGGGATGCGTTTTGCGGACTCCAAGTCCAGCCAAAGAACCTCTTCGCACTGGTGGCACACAGGCCCGCCGCAGCGATCCACAAGAGGCGCAATCCGACTGTTGGAAGGAACGACTGCAAGCTGGTCGCGGTTCAGCCCTGTTCGATGGCACTTGGCGCACTCACAGTGCCCGTCCATTGGTAGAAGTCCGCGCAGTTGCAGGGCGGAGTTGATCAGCGCCGTGACGCTCTGGTTCATCATGGGTTTCTCCACTTCGGCGTTATTGCCAATAAGCAGAATATATCGTTTATCGAAACAAACTCAAGCAACATGTGTCGATATTCGAAAAAAGTTTTGACAATCGCCATTGGTGTTGACAGAAGAACCCTTGCAACCACTGCCTTCCCCGGCATGGTATGACTGCTCAATGTTGACCGGACTTGCCCGCCTTGTGCGGGCATTTTTTTGTGGCGGGTTAGCTCAGTTGGTAGAGCGCCGGACTCATAATCCAGAGGCCGATGGTTCAAGTCCATCACCCGCAACCAGATCGTCCCCTACTCCAAAAGGATCGGCCCGCTGTCCTTAATCGCCGCGATGCGCCTGGGCGTTAACCGTGTGGGGCAACGACATTGGGAACATGGAATCGCGGCCAGCGGGCAAGCGCAAACAAACGGAGACCCCAATGCAGATTGAATACTTCACCAACGCCGGACCAGACAGCGAACCGAACCAGAATGACGCGGCTCTCGGCACCCTGACTGCAACAGAGTTCACCAGCGGTCATTTGAACGTCGAACTGCACGGCATGACCGCAGAGGGGGCAATGGCCCTGATCGACACGCTGCAAAACTATCTCATGCAGGGCGAACAGCAGGTCCACTGACCGAAAGGATTGAATTATGGCGACGATCACTCCCCAGATTAAAACACACCCCGGCCGCATGGAAATCCTCTGGGAAGAATGTACCACCGGTGACACGCTCAGCCCGGTCAAGCTGAAAGACGCGCCCGCCATGGTTGCCTGCGTTCACGCCTTCGGCACCTTCAACTCCACCACAGTCAAGATGCTGGGCTCAAATGACGCCGCCGCAACCTTCATTGCGCTGCCGGATCTGTCTGGGACCGAGATTGCCCTGACAGCCAACGGACTCAAGGACTTCTCAACTGCCTGCCTGTACCTCAAGCCCGAAGTAGCGGGCGGCACCAGCGACGATGTGGACGTGAAAGTGGTTATCCGCCTGTGATGCAAGACCGCCGCCCTCTCATCCAGAAACGCGCAAGACTCCTGCGCACCCGGCGCATGGCTGTTGGTGGCGGGGGTGCCGCAACAAACCTGACAGCAGGGTTCGCTTCGCCATGGGTAGGGTATCACTCAGGCAATGTTGCGGGCTTCGGCGCAGTGGCGGCAATTGGTGAATACACAGCCGGAAACATCAACGGATTTGAGTTGGGCGCTGTTCTGCGCAACGGGACAACGCTTTATATCACCTTCGAGGGAAATTCCCTTGCCGCCATGTCTGGCGTCACCATCTCATTTGGCGGCAATGACTTCGCACTTGATAGCGGCGGGGGGAATTACACTGGCGGGGATGAAACCTTCTATTACTTCTATGGATCACCCACAGACTCAATAGAGGACGGTGTATCCTACACGCTGGCTGTGTCCTGATGAGGAATCGTCCAGCCAAAGGCGCATGGTTCGACTTCCCCTGCTCTGACTATGCCCGCACCTTTCGCAGCCTCTTCTATGGCGGACCATTCCTGACAGCAAAGCGCGGCATTCCTTGGGAGGATGTGCAGTAATGCCTAAAGTTCTTGTCCACCAAATCCAGTATGACGCTTTCCTCGCTGAGTTTGGCCAGGAGTGGGCCGACAAGCACATCGTTTTGGATGAGCCGCTGCCAGTGGAGCGCGATACCCTCTTCGGCATGAGCCCAATCCAATCCATGAGGGCGCACCACGAGACAATTATAGCCCGCAACTTGATAGACGACACGTTGGCCACCGCGCCAGATAACCCGCCAGCCTTCACCCAGTATGAGGGTGTCTGTGTCGGCGGCCCGCAAAACACCTGCATTATGGCGGGAACGTCGAAGAAGATGCAGTTCGGGGACTTCAATCTAAACGATGATGGGTCCGCCGATGTAAGGAAGGGGCATTACGAGTTCAGCGAGGGCAAGTGGCTTTGGCAGGGGTACAGGAAGACAACGGTGCCCGCAGATCGCGTGAGCCTGTCCTAATGCCTGCCCTCAAGAACCCCAAGCATGAACTCTTCGCTCAGTATGTCGCCAAGGGCATGAAGGACTGCGATGCCTATGTTGAGGCAGGGTATAAATACAATCGCGGCAACGCATCGGCGCTTAAAACAAAAGAAAACATTTCAGCCCGCATCGAAGAGTTGATCGAGAAAGCATCAGACAAGGCAGAAATCAGCATCGAGCGCGTTCTGCGTGAACTGGGCCGGGTAGGGTTTCAAGACCCTCGCAACCTGTTCTCGAAAGAGGGCGGCATCAAAGGCATTCACGATCTGGATCAGGACACGGCAGCGGCTATCGCATCTGTTGAGTTGGTCAGCCGCAAGTCAGGTGAAACTGATGACGATGGCAACCCGATCTATGAGCAGATCCACAAGGTGCGGACCTGGGACAAGGTGTCTGCCCTTGAGAAAATGGCACGTATCCTTGGTGCGAACATCGACAAGATCGAAGTGACCGGCCCGAATGGCGGACCTATCGAAGTAACGGAGGAAACCCCGCGTGAGCGCATCGCAAGCAGAATTGCTGGCCTCGCTGCCAGAGGCGCAGCGGCAGGAAATTCTTGATAGCCTCACAGACGAAGAACTTGAGCAGCTTGAGTATGACTGGCTGTTCTGGGGGCGGCCGGAGCAGTTTGCACCTGATGGTGAATGGTCAACGTGGGTCATTGATGCTGGTCGCGGCTTCGGGAAAACAAGAGGCGGCGCCGAGTGGGTCAGGCAGCAGGTATATGCTGGAAAGAAGCGCATCGCACTGATCGCAGAGACCTATAAGGATCTGGTTGAGGTGATGTGTTACGGGGAAAGCGGGCTTGTGAGCGTGTTTCCCCCTCACGAGCGGCCCCGCATTGTGGCAAACCCCGGTGTTTCGGTGACGTTTCACACTGGGGCAATCGCTCTGGGGTACAACGCAACACAGCCGGCACAGCTTCGCGGGCCGCAGTTTGATGCTGCATGGTGCGATGAGTTGGCAAAGTGGCGCTACGCTCAAGAAACTTGGGACATGTTGGAGTTTGGCCTGCGCCTTGGGGATGACCCCCGCGCCTTGGTCACAACAACACCACGGCCCATCCCGATCATGCGGGAAATCCTTTCTGACCCCGACACAAGGGTGACGAGGGGTTCGACATTCGACAACGCGGGCAATCTGGCCCAGAAATTCTTGCGCAAGATTCGCCGCCGCTATGAGGGAACGCGGTTGGGTCGGCAGGAACTCCATGCAGAGATGCTGGACGATCTGCCCGGCGCACTCTGGACGCGGGACATCATCGAGGCCCACAGAGCGCCCGCGCTGGACAAAGACGAAAACCCGCTGCCTTTGCCGCCTATGCGCCGCATTGTTGTTGCCGTTGATCCTTCTGGGGTTGGCGAGGGTGACGATGAGACCGGCGATAGCGTTGGCATCTTGGTTGTTGGCAAGGGGTTCGACAATCGGGCCCACGTCATCGCAGACCGCACCAGCGATGGCGGGCCCGCTGAATGGGCCAAGGCGGCAGTGGACGCCTATCACGAGTTTAAGGCGGACCGGATTGTCGCAGAGCGCAATTTCGGCGGCGCGATGGTCGAACACACGATCAGAACCGCAGACGCCACAGTCAGTTACAAGAGCGTGACAGCCAGCCGGGGCAAAGTTGTTCGGGCTGAGCCGGTGTCCGCGCTCTACGAACAGGGGCAAGTCAGCCACATCGGCGCTTTCCCTGAGCTTGAAGATCAAATGTGTGACTTCGGACCTGATGGATACATCGGGAAAGGTTCACCAGACCGCGTAGACGCTCTTGTTTGGGCAATCACTGAACTCTCCTTTGGAGGCGAGACCATCTTTGACGTTCCGTTTGACCGCATCTCGGTCGCACCGTTCCCAATCCCTGCTCACTGGAAGCGGGCCTATGCCGTTGAGCGCAAGGACGGGCGGGTTGCGGCACTCTGGGGCGCGATCGACCCCGCAGATGGCGTCATCCACTTCTATTCGGAGCATGACATGCCACCCAGCACCATGACCTTGCAGGCAGAGGCGATCAAACTGCGCGGACCTTGGATGCCCGGCATGTTCCCTGTCACCGCCCCGGGCAGATCGAAGGCAGAGGGCAAGGCGCTCATCAAAGAGATGAAGCAATCGGGATTGAAGCTGCGCGATGTCCACTTTGCCGAAGAGGCAACAGAGGTGGTCGATCAGGTCAATCTGGGCCGCGTCAAGGTGTTCTCGAACCTGACAGGCTTTGAACGTGAGTACCGCGCCTATCAGCGCGACGAGAACGGCAATCTGGCAGAGACCGGCTTGCTGATGAACTGTTTCAGGGCGTGGGTCCGGTCGGGCCGCAACGTGGCGACGACGAAACAAGATGATGCACCTGTTGTTCGCCAGACAACCGCAGACAGCGCAGGGATTTACTGATGTGCATGGTTGTAGGTGTACACGTCACAGAGCCCAGTCCCTATGGGAGAGACGTTAAGGCGGGACCAATTTTCACAACAGATGGCGACTTTGCCCTGCTTGCTCTTCGGGATGTTGCCTACGGCGAGGAACACCCAACTGATGCCTTCGTTCACCCTGACTTTAGCCGCCCCAAAATTGGGGAGACCGGCACATTCGCCGCCGCCTTTTGGCATGGCTTGTTCGATTTCACTCAACCGGTAGAGGCCATCGCTGATGCTTGACGGAATGCAACGCCTGCAATCACGGCGCCGCGACGAATTGACAGACCCCGGCGTCATTGCGCTGGTGGACCGCTTGCGCAAACTCGCCGATGAGCGCGTGAAGATGCGCAGCCTTGTCGAGCAACGCTGGCTTGAGGATTTGCAGCACTTCCATGGCCAGTATGATGAGGCGACGGAGAAGTGGCTGGCCAAGGCTGAAAACAAGAACAAGTCCCGCCTGTTCATCAACCTGACGCGCCCCAAGACCAACGCGATGATCAGCCGGATCACGGACCTGTTGTTCCCGACCGATGACAAGCACTGGGGCATCCAGCCAACTCCGGTCCCTGAGATGGGGCGGCAGGAGTCACAGGCGCAGAACATCATGGACCGGGCCAAGGCAGTTGCTCATGACGCGCAAGAGCGTCTGGACGATCCAGAACAGGATGACCCGCGCAAACTGCAAGAGGCGGATCAAGACATCCAACTCGCCAACGACAACCTGAAAGCCGCCCAAGACGCGCTGGACCATCTCTCAGACATTCGCAAAGAGGCCAAACTGGCCTGCGAGTTGATGGAAGAAGAGATGTTCGACCAGCTCAAGGCCAGTCTGTATCAGGCGCAGTGCCGCGATGTAATCGAGGACGCCTGCAAACTGGGCTCAGGCGTGATGAAAGGGCCGGTGCTGGCCGAGAAGGTCCGCAAACGCTGGTTGTTCAATGAGAAGGCCGGCAAGCACGAACTGACAGAGGTTCTGGACATCAAGCCAGCCTTCACCCGCGTTGATCCTTGGGCGTTCTTCCCTGATCCAAACGCACGGACGATTGATGAGTCCGAGGGGTTCCTTGAACGCCACATGATGAACCGCAAGCAGCTGCGCGAGCTGGCGCGGCGCAGCGACATGGATAAAGAGGCCATCAACAACCTCTTGAAGATTGGCGCGGATGGGGTTGCACCAGAGGGCATGAGCCAACTGTTTGCCCTGACCAACGACGAGGCGCACCAGATCAAGGGCAAGTTCCAGGTCTGGGAGTATACCGGCCCGATTGAGCCGGAAGAACTGCGCTTGCTGGCCGATGTCTATGAGGATGGTGAGATGCTGTCCGAGCTTGAGTATCTGGAAGAGGTCCACGCGAAGATCTGGTTCTGCCAGAATGAGGTTCTGTCCTACGCTCTGCACCCGCTCGAAAGCAACGAGGCCATCTATTCTGTCTACAACATCGAGAAATCAGAGACTTACGTGCTTGGTGGCATTGGTATGCCCCGGATTATCCGCGATCCGCAGAAGGCGCTCAATTCCGCACACCGGATGATGATGGACAACGGGCGGGTCTCTGTTGGGCCGCAGGTGGTGATCAACAAGGAGCGCATCAAACCGCAAGATGGCAGTTGGGAACTGTCCGAAATGAAAATCTGGGTGGATGAGGACGGTATCAGCGAACGCCCAGCCTTTGAAATCTACAACATCCCGCTCAATCAGGCGCTTTTGGCCAATATCATTGAGATGGCCCGCCGCGACATTGACGAGATGTCCTCGATGCCAATGATTGCCCAGGGTGAACAGGGCGCCGGTGTTACGAAGACCGCACAGGGCATGGCGATGCTGATGAACAGCGCCAACGTGAATTTCCGCCGCTACATCCGCAATTGGGACGATGACATCACGGTCCCGAACCTGCGCCGCCTCTATGACTTCAACATGCAATTCTCCGACAAGGAAGAGATTAAAGGCGACTATGAGGTCGATGCCCGCGGCTCTACTGTCCTTCTGGTCCGTGAGATGCAGGCCGCGAACCTGATGCATCTGGCCGACCGCTTTGGCGAACATCCTGAATATGGCGTCTACATCGACAAGCCGGAATTGCTGAAACAGGTGGTCAAAGCGAACATGATCCCCGCAGATGGTTTGATCCGGTCCGAGCGCGAAGCCGAAGAGCTGCGCCAGCAGCAGGCCAAGCAGCCTGATCCACAAGTCATGGCCGCACAGGAGATGATCGAACTCAAGCGCGAAGAGACACAGGCCAAGGTTGCCATCGCAGAGATGAACAACGAGACCAAGGTTCAACTTGAAGAGATGGACAACGACAGCCGCATGGAGATTGCGGCTCTGAATGCCTCAGAGAGCGCAGAAGATCGCGAGGCCCGCCTTGAGATTGAAGGCGCGAAGACCGGCGACAAGTCCACGGCGGCCGCCATCAAGCGCGACCTTGATGAGCGCAAACTGGCAACTGAGGTCCAGATGGCCCTGAAAACCGGGGTTCACGCCAATGGCGACATCTGATTACTCGGTTAACCCAGACAGTCATTGCTGGAAAGAGGTCAAGAGGTTCCACCTCGATGAGATTGCCAAGGCGCAGCACATGCTGGAGCAGCCCGGCATTGACCAACCCAAGACAGAATTTCTCCGAGGCAAGATCAGACAGGCGCGTGACGCCCTGAAACTCGGACAAAGAGATTCCGGGTAAACCGGAAGTTTCGCCCTCACCAGCAGGTCAGGGTATCAACCGGCGCAAGCTACGGCTTCCGCCCCCAAAAAGTAGGCAAGAAGGATGAGCACACCAGAGACTACCATTGATGACTCGGCGGCCGCCGACACATCAGAGGAAAAGACAGAGGCGCAACTGTGGAATGAGGCTCTTGAAGCCCGCAGTTCCGGCTCAACATCTCAGGACAGCGAACCTGAAGACGCCAGCGCCCCCGCGGATGAGATCGCACAAGAACCACCAGAGGAAGGGGATGAACCCAACCAAGGTGAAGCCATCTCGGAAGACCCGCAGGGCGCGGATGACAAACCCGATGGGCAGCGTCAAGAAGAAGACAAGGCAAAAAGGCTGGCAGGCATTGTCAGTGCACGCGACAAACAGCTCAACAAGAAAAACCAACGCATCCGTGAACTTGAAGAGCGGGTGGCGAAGGCTGAGAAAGTTGAGCCTGTGGACGTTTCATCTCTAGATGATCTGGCCGAAACCTACCCAGATCTTATGGGTGGGGTCGCGAAAACGATCCGCGACCTAAAGGGTCAGGTCGATGCACTCACAAAGCAGGCAGGTGATGTTTCCGAACTCACCGCCGAGCGCAGCCAGGAAACCTACGACTACGAAGAACATATTCTCACGGAGAAAATGCCCGACTGGCAGAAAACGGTTGAAAAAAACCGTGAAGCCTTCTGGGCATGGGTCGATGATCAGCCAAAAGCTGACCGCGATCTGGCATACTCCAGTCAGGATAAGGTTGTCGATGGCGAAGGTCTCCATGGTGTCATTGAACGCTTCAAAACGCACCTCACGGGCGAGGTCCAAACAGAACCCGGCTCTTCGGAGCCTGACTCGAAACGGACCAATAAGCGCCGCCTCGATGGCGCCCGTTCTGTTCCCAGCAAGGGTAGCCAAGCAGCCAGCACACAGCCTCACCCCGGTGAGACTGATGAAGTGGCTATTTGGAACAAGACCCTCGCAGACCGGATAAAACGGCGCTGAGGCAGCTTAACGGTCCAGCTCTTTAAGGACCAAAATCATGAGTGATAATATCACACGGAGCACAGACTCAGGCATTTCGCTGACGACAAACATCCATGCCGTCGCTGATCTGCTTGACCACGCCGAGCCTCATATCGTTCTCGATAAGGTGGCAAAGCAGGTGATGATGCCGAAAAACAAGAAGACCCAGATCCAGTTCCGCCGGATCGTGACCTTCTCGGCCGCCACCACACCGCTGACCGAAGGTGTCTCCCCCAAGGCGACACAGTTCAGCTACGAGACCGTCAGCGCCACGCTCAAGCAGTATGGCGAATATGTCGAAATCACTGATGTGATCGAAGACACGGCAGAAGATCCTGTTCTGGCTGATGCAACAACCGCTCTGGGTGAAAACCTGGGCCGGACCCGTGAAGCCCTGCTTTACGGCGTTGTGAAGGCCGGTACATCGGTTTCCTATGCCAATGACGCTTCCCGTGCTGCGGTGAACACCGCAATCTCGGTCAATGGTCTGCGTAACCTTGCGCGTTCCCTGCGGGCGAACAAGGCGAAGCCGATCACTCGCGTTCTGGGCAGTTCCCAGAATTACGAGACCAAGAACGTCGAAGCGGCCTATGTGATCTTCTGTCACACAGACTGCATGTCCGACATCCGCAACCTGCCAAACTTCATCCCGACTGCGGATTACGGCAAGCGCGAACTGGTCTGCGACCATGAATTTGGTTCGTGGGAAGACTTCCGCTTTGTTGCTTCTGCCGATCTGGCACCTTTCGAGGATGCTGGCGGGGCAAAGCTGGGCATGGTTTCGACCACTGGCACAAGCGCCGATGTCTACCCGCTGATCGCGTGTGGCCAAGACGCCTATGCTGCGGTGACGCTGAAAGGCACCAAGACCTCTGGTCAGAACTCGGTGAACTTGATTGTGAACCCAGTGTCCAAGGCCGACAGCAGCGACCCGTTGGCTCAAAAAGGCACTGTTGGTTGGAAGACGTGGTTCGCCGCGTTGATCACCAACGAAAGCTGGATCGAGCGTTACGAGGTCGCAGTTACCGACCTGGCGGCCTAATCCTTGGCGGTCGCGCACTGAGCGCGGCCACCTCAACCCTTTAAATTGAAAGGACAAAGGCCATGAAGAATGGACACTTTGTAACCGGCACGGTCACTGGCACCGCCGCCGCAATCAATGTGGAATTGGGTTTCACCCCGTCCCGCGTTGAAATCATCAACGAGACCGATCCCGGCATGTTCATCTGGACCGACTCGATGGCAGATGGCGAAATGCAGAAGACCGTTGGCGCTGGCACAACCACGTTTGAGTCCTCTGGTGGCATATCCGCCTATGCGGGCGTGGCTGGTTCGGCCTCCGCAGGCTTCACCATCGGCACAGACAGCGACATGAACGGCAGTTCCGATGTTCTGCACTACACCGCGTGGGGCCGGCCGTAAGGCGCACTTCACACCAACCTTGAGGGGCGGGGCTTAGGTCTCGCCCTTTTTCTTTTCACAGGAGGCATTCATGCCACAGACAAAACTTGCCGCAGAGGCAACGAATGAGGAAATCCTCGACTTCGTTCAGATGATGAACATCGAAGTCAAAGGCAATTGGGGCCGCCCCAAGATGATCGAAAGCCTGAAACTCATTGGCGTCGATCTTGACCAAGAGGGCGCACAGATCCCCATAATCGAGAAGGCACAGCCTGCCGAGCCGGGCATGTCCCATGGCTCCGTCAAGATGAGAAAGACCAGCTCTGGCCGCGAAGAGCTCCATCACTGCATTGTGGTGTCGACATCAGAAGGCGAAGGCGGCGACCGGCCCGTTTATACCCGCGTCAATGGCGTGAACTTCGGTATCCCGCGTGGCAAGCCTGTCTGGGTGCCAGAGCGGTACGTTGAAGCCCTCGATCACGCGGTCAAGGATGTCTACAGCGCGACAGACAACGGCCTGAGTGAGCCGCGCAAGGTTCACAACTACCCATTCTCACTGGCAGCGGCGGTCTAACTGATGGGAACCTATCTCTCGATCTGCAAGGATGTGGCCCGCGAGTCCGGCGTTGTGCCGACTTGGGCCTCCATCTCGACCATGCAAGACCAGACTGGGCGCATCCAGCGGATCGGGGAGTGGGTCAACACGGCCCACAAGGACGTTCAGATGGCGCAGGACTGGCTCTGGCTTGTGGACGACTTCTCTGGCGCCCTGACAGCCTCCACACAGCGTTACAGCGCGGCCTCGATCCTGAGTGCAGGGGATGCAGCACGGTTCTCCGATTGGGACTTCTACGACCGCGACCAATGCCCTGCCTTCTCGATCTATCTGACGTCTGACGGGCAGAGCAAAGAGCAGCATATCAAGTTTGTGCCGTGGCAACAGTTCCGCCGCTCTTACATGTTCGGAGTCAATGCGACCGAGACCGGTCAGCCTTCGGTGGTTTCGGTCGATCCGCAGCAGCAACTTGTGTTCTACCCTATCCCAGACGCGGCCTACACCGTGCGCGGGTTGTTCGAGAAGAACGCGCAGACGCTTACCGAAGACGACGACACGCCAGAGATGCCGGCAGACTTTCACGACATCATCATGTGGAAGGCGCTTGGCTTGCTGGGCCTCTTTGATGAGGCCGGTGCGCAGATGCCCGGCTGGGAGAAAGAAGAGCGCAAACTCTATCGCCGCCTGATGGGGCACCAACTCCCTGAAATCAAAACTGCGGGGCCGATTGCGTAATGCAGCAAGAGGAAATCATCCAGCTGCGCGGCGGCCTTGATCTGGTCACACCGGCCATCAATGTGCCGAAGGGCAAGTGCATCTCATGCAAGAACTATGAGGTCACGGCCCGCGGTTATCGTCGCTGCGATGGGTATGAGGCATATGACGGGCAACCATCACCCTCTGCCGCGTCCTATAGCGTGCTGAACTTCGATGCAGGCACAGCGGCCATCTCCGCAGGGGATACGGTCACAGGCGCGACATCCGGCGCCACAGGCGTTGCTCTTTACGATGCCACGGTCTCAAGCGGCGCATATGGCACCAATGATGCTGTTGGCTTTGTGGTGCTGCATTCAATCAGTGGCACCTTTGCTGACGATGAGAATTTGCAGGTCTCCGCAGTGACGAAAGCCGTGGCCAATGACACTCAGGTCTTGAACAGCGCGGCGACAAACGATCTGCACCTGACCTACACCGAAGCGGCCATCGCTGCCGTGCGGGCAAACATTGCAGCTGTTCCCGGCTCTGGGGCCATCTTGGGCGTCCACACCTATGACGGGGATGTCTATGCATTCCGTAACAACGCGGGCGGCACCAAATGCGTGATGCACAAGGCCACGTCTTCGGGGTGGGCTGAGCAGACCTTTGGCAAGATCCTGCACTTCGATGCAGGCACGGCAGCATTTGAGGAAGATGAAACCCTCACGGGTGGCACGTCCGGTGCCACAGCCACCATTGACCGGATTGTCCCGCAAGATGGAGACTGGACCACAAACGACCAGACCGGCTACCTGATCCTGTCATCGGTCTCCGGCACGTTCCAAGACAACGAGACTATCACAGGCGGCACGTCTTCGGGTTCTGCCACAGAGGATGGCACCGCAGACGACATCGAGTTGGCCGCTTCTGGCCGGGTGCGCTGCGTGAACCACAACTTCTATGCGGTGGATCAGGGCGATCTGTCCCGCATGTATGGCGTGACTACTACGGGCCGCGCCTTTGAATGGGATGGATCAACGCTGACTCCGATCAAGACGGGGCTTTCAGACGCGCTCGACAAGCCAAAGTTCATTGGCGTTCACGCGATGCATCTTCTGCTTGGGTATAACGGCGGCTCGATCCAGCACTCAGCCACGGGAAACCCGCTGAACTGGTCTGCGGTGGATCTATCAGGCGAGATTGGCATCGGTGAAGACCTTACGGGGATTATCTCTGCCGCCTCGACCGCCAGCGTATTCTTTGGTGAAACCACCATCTCATATCTGACCGGCTCAGTGCCGGGGGCGTCCGGTGACTTCAACCTGTCCACCATCACCAAAGAGGCGGGCGGCAAGGTTGATAGCGTGGTGATGGCTGACCAGCCGCTCTATCTGGACAATCAGGGGGTTCGCAAACTCTCCACCAGCCAAGCCTTCGGCAACTGGAAGCGCGGCACACTCACACGCATGGTGCAGCCCCTCATGGACGCCAAGAAGGCAGCAAATGCCTATCCAGTTGGCGCGGCGGCGGTTCGCAACAAGGACCAGTACCGGCTATTTTTCAGCGATGGCGATGTGCTGGTGATCTACCTTGGCCGCCGCGACCCTGAAATCACGCCTATCGTGCTGGACTTTACGCCAGCTTGTGTTGAGCGCGGCATTGACGCCAACGGGGAAGAAATCCTGTTCTGCGGCACATCTGACGGATGGGTCTACCGGATGGACGTGGGCAAGAGCTTCAACGGGTCCAGCATCGAAAGCTACATCCGCTTTTCTTGGATGCATCAGGGCGCCCCGAACAACAACAAGCGGTATCACAATCTGCGGGTTGAACTCGACAGCGGCGCAGGTGAAATCACGCTCACCACGGCAGTTGAATACACCTACGGCGACGATGAGATTGTTCCGGTTGGCGGCAATGATACAGCGGTGCCCGGCTCTGGCGGTATCTGGGATGTGTCCCTCTGGGATCAGTTCTTTTGGGACAGCAAGGTCCAGCAGACATTGAACGTCGATCTGGACGCCATCGGCACCAACATGAGTTTCGCGATCCTCTCGGATCAGGCAGATGAGTCAGCTTACACGCTGTCTTCGGCCACCATCAACTTCACCCCTCGCAGGCAGAGTAGAAGAGCATGAGCGCAGCAGATTATTTCACACAGACGGCTCTTGTAGCGCAAACGCTTGCGCGGGCATCAGCGGTTAACACAAACCTATCAGCTATTGAGGCGGGCTTTGGGCGACTGCCTGACCGTGCCATCACTGACACTGGCCGCGTTACCTTTTGCCTGACCGCAGGCGCAGCAGATGTCTACACCGTCACCATGCACAAGACGCCGGCCGCCTACTACAACGGCATGTCTTTGATCATTGAAGTTCACGCGACCAACACCGGCGCTTGCACGATCAACGTGGATAGCTTGGGCGCGAAAGCCATCAAGATCATGAACGGGACTGAACCGGCAGCGGGCGACTTGACCGCGGGTGACTTCCTTTCCCTGACTTATGACAGCGACAGCGGTTTCTTTGTCATCACGTCCGTTGTGCGATCGGTCATCAACGGTCAGGCGTCGATGTCCGATGATGATATTCTCGATGCAATCCGCCGCGCCACAGACCCCGGCACGTTGAGCCACACGACCGGAACCATCTCGATTGATTGCTCAACATCTGAAACTTTCTCTTTTGAGGCAGATACTTACACCCCGTCGAGCGTTACATTCGTCGCCTCCAAAAACATCACCTCAACGGGGGTAACGGCTCTGCCAGCGACCGCCCAAGAGGGCGATTATGTATTGGTGTTCATTGCGTACAACCCGGCAGGCACATCCAATGTGAACGGCGGATATTCGACAGCGGGCTTCGTGCTTGTTGGCAGCACCGCCGCTATGGCGTGTTACTACAAGAAAATGGGGGCAACGCCGGATACAACGGTTGATGTCTCTTCCATGACCACCGGCAACGCCACCATTGTTATCTTGCGCGGATGTGATGGGACAACGCTGGAAGACACCGCCGAAATCGACGCATCAAACGCAAGCTCAAGCACCCCGGACCCAGCCTCGATCACGACCGTCACAGATGGAGCTATGGTCATCGCAGCCATCGCTTGTTCGAATGATATTTCAGGTTCAGGGATGCCCGCTGGGTACACCGAGATAGAAAATGTGTTCTCCGGTAAATCCAACGTCACGATGTACAAATCCATAGCCACGGCAGGTGCGGAAGACCCAGGCGGCTATGGCTCCGCAACAACCAACTGGGCAGCGACCACCTATGCCTTCCGCCCAGGCGTAGGGTCTGGAACCAAAGATTACACAGTCAGCGTTTCCAATGTTCCTGCTGCTGGCCTGTACCGAATGCGCCTGTTCTTGGAGTTGAAAACCACACTGGGAGCATGGACATGGCCAGCGGGCTGGGAATGGGCAGGCGGGTCTGCCCCAGCGATGAACACCGTCAAGGTCCACGAAATTGTCGTCACCTATATCGACGGGGCCAACCCTCGCGCCGAATACATTGGAGCATATGATGCCTGATTTCCTGAGAATTGTAGATGGTCAGGTGGTCTACCCATACGACCTTGACGAACTGCGCAAGACAATCAGCCTGCGGGAAAACCCTGATGCGCGTGATCTGGCGCGGTTTAGTGTGTTTCACGTCCATACCGTTCAAAAGCCCGCTGATGAATTTGGCAAGGCCTGGGTGAAGGATGAAACGCCAACACTTGAGCGCGGCCTGTGGCGTCTAAGTTGGGCGCAGCGCGACATGACCGCAGAGGAACTTGCAACGGTGCGGGCTGATATGGCGGTATCCCGGATGCAGCTAACAATCGCCCTAGCGTCAATGGAAATCATTACCCCGGCAGAGGCGGAGGGATGGGTTGGAGGCACAAGCCTTCCTCTTGTGGCGGTCACGGCCATCAATGCATCACCGCTGTCAGATGTTGAAAAGATGGGCGCACGGATCAAAGCTTTGGGGGCGCAAAATGTTCACCGCAACAACCCGTTGACCAAAATGATTCAAACAGCAGCAAGCCTGACAGAAGAACAGGTTGACCAACTGTTCATCAACGCCGCGCAGATCGACTAACAACTTCACCGCCCTTATGGGCAACACCGAGGGCAAGCCCCCTCATACCTTGCTCTTGAAGGAGAAAAAACATGAGCGATACCATCCTGCCGAAAGGCTACAAACTGAAAGACTCGGATTATGTCTGCGTCGTCACTCAGGGCCAGAAAGCCCTTCTGCCCGCCAAACAGATTGGCACAGGCGAAACTCTGGATGTCGCACCAGCCGCA